GCAACAACAGCAACAACAGCAACAACAGCAACAACCGCAGCAGCGACAGATAGAGGCAGCCCCAGCACCTGCCGGTGGACTTGATCTTTTAGCACAGGCTGCCGCAATGAGGGCGGCGCCTGCTGGAGGAACGTTAAAAAGAAAACATAGAAAAAGAATTGCTAGAAAAACAAAGAAGAATAAGGCAAAAAAAACAAAAATAAGAAAAAATAAGAAAGCCAAAAAATCCCATACTAAAAAATTAAGAAAAAGAAAATAGATCTATATACAGTAGTGTTGTATCAAATATTTATAAATATGTTTAATATATAAATGCTGATATGTTTCCTCAGGAAAAATCTCAACAACGCAATACAATAAATAAATACAGTGATACAAGATTCGTTCTACTAGTTTGCGTATATATATATAATAAATGTATTCGAATATAGACCAATGATTTACGCAACTACACATAGATGTACTTTCTCCTCGAAGATAATAAAAATGGATATCCAAAGCCCCGGCTAAAATTCGATGAAAATTGGAACCCTCATTTTTTACAGAAATGACATTGAAGAGCTTTCCATATCCTAGCAAATCCATATAAATAACCTTTCTAGATATATTATTTTCACAGTGAATAGGAAAAATATACGGGTTCATTCCATCCATATATTTTTTTTGATATACTAGGTTTCCATCGATTAAAAAAGGCACAAAACAGGAACGTTTTATAGTTCGAAATACATCCTTACTATTTTTATATTTAAATTTCACAATTTGTTTTCCAGTAATAACATTATAATAGGTAATATAAAGTCGTTTTGTCATAGCTTTACACACTTCATCCGTTATAAAGGGTTCCAATAATTCAAAAATAGAATCAAAAGCATCGAATTGATATGTTTTTTTAACTGTGTCTAGTAAAATGGAATAAATCTTTTCAGACATGTCTACCACATTTATATGATATAATAAAGCAGCAATAGAACCGACACTACATCCTGAGATTCGCATGACTTTGATTGTACCTTGTAGTTCCATTTCTTTTATAAAGAGAAGAGCACCCGCTAAATACGACCCGTTAAATAATCCACCATCTAAAATAATATCAAGCTCTTCTTTTTTATCTTTATCATTTTTTTTATCTTTATCATGATTTTTTGACGGTAAAGAAGCTACAAGACTTTTTATATAGTTATCTATCATAGTATACTATAAAGTATTGGATACTATGATACTTCTAGACTTTTTTATGTAATAACAAACGTTTAATAAATCCCTCTGGATCGTGTTTATTCAGTATATAGATATTGATAATCTCTGCTGGTGAATAAAACTTGGGTTTCATTTTCCCCACTATTTTCTCAGACAATCGTTCTTTATAAAAATGTTGATACATTTCTTGAATAGTTTCTCTAGAAGCATTTTCCATTTTCATGGTTATATCTATTCTACCAGGTCTCACTAATGCCCCATCTAACTTATCATAATGATTACTACTGATTATCATTATACGTCCAGGTGTTTCTTCGACCCCATCAATAATATTCAATATATCATCTAAACATATTAGGTCTTCTTCCATATTTTTTACTAGTAATACATTATTTATAGAATTTGCGTCATTTTTTTTATCGACAATAGAAATTAACCCATTTTCTTTTTTGTCCTTTTCCTTTTCACCCTTTTTCTCTTTTTTAAAATCGCGTTGTAAAACAATATCTCCAGCGCAATCTATATCTTCAATGACAATTATTTTTTCAGAAAAAGGAACCCCATCTTTTTTATTATTTGTATTATACTTAGATTCATTCCAAAAAGTATACAATTGTTTTCGTGTTGTTATAGATTGTAAAGAAATGAGAATAATATGTCGATTCGTGAATTTTGCTAGTGCTTTTATAAAAGAAGATTTTCCTGTGCCAGGAGGCCCCTCCAATCCTATCCCCAGCGTATAAGGGATCCCCATTTCATCATACCATTTTTTATTTTCTAAGAAAAATCGAATCTTTTCAATAACTTTCTGTTTCCCATCAAAAAACATGTTTTCAAAAGTTCGATTTGTTTCAAAATTACTTTCTACCCAAGCTTCTTGTATCGAACCTTTATTATTTTGTAGCCTATATATAAATTTCTTTGTTTTTCTTTCCATTTCTATAGATTGTAAGTAATCCGTTGTAATAGCGTCTACATATGCTTTTATCTTTGAAACACTACTAGTATAAGAATACAAAACAATACATATTTCTTCTATTTTTACAGAAGATTTCGATTTTTTATCGTCAGAGTTGTTGTCATTGTCATTGATAAAATATACGGAAGCATAGATATCCAAGTCTTTGTTGAAAAGAAAGGGTCTGTTTTGTGAGACTATCAATAAATCTAGTTCTTGGGATGGATCGATTACCTCTCCATTATCATCATATCTAGGACGAGTTGATGCCATCATATTACATATTTCTTTAAGTTCGGTAATACTGCTATTTTTATCGGTATTTTCAACCAGATGATGCCATATAGCTTTAAATCGATTACTAAATGTTACAGAAATGGCAGTAGAATTATTATAACACGATGATGCTGTAGTTTTCCTTCCCTCAATCAACAATATATGCTTTCTATAAAAACAAGATTTCATATAATCAAAAAGTTGATAAAATTGTACTCCTCTGAAATCATCCATGTAAAAAAACAGTCTTCTTATAAAAAAACCTATACAACTTAATAGTATCGTAGAAAAAAACGTATCAATCACAATATTATTTGTTTTTATTTTTGAAAAGATAGAAAAGCTCATTGCGTCATGAAATGCTTTTTGTAAATCCATATTATTATTGTATATACAATTAGTTCTATATCTATTTTTTACAAATTATTGTTCTTTATTCTTTGTTCTTTTATTCTTTTCTTCATTGTATAACGTCGCTATGAATTTACAGTAGTCTACTAAGTCGTCATGATGTTTTTCATTTTTCAATAACTCTAGACATTTTTTATAAAGTATGGAGTGAAATATTTTATTCAATTCGATTTCTGATAAAAATTCATATGGGTAATTTAATAGATTTTCCCTATCTTCTTTTGAAAAGAGCGTCAAAAACCGCACCTTTAGCACCTGTCTCTTATTAGAATCTGCTATATCCAATATAGAGGTAAGCATGGTAGAGAAGTCTATTTCATCCGAAGTTTCAGGTATGGTATCTTCATCGTAAATCGGTTTGAAATAGAGAGAAAGATAATAATCTTGGCCCAGGCTTTCTTTATTTTCATATTGAGATTCACCTGTAGAAGTCATGTCTATTATTTTATTGTTGATATTATTTATACACAGTAAAATATATGGATTCAATTTTATTAAAAAGTATTGAAATGAGTAACAATCTTATACAGCAAATAATATAACAGTCCGAACAAGATGGAGGTAAAAAGATATCCATTAATATTGTAATTTCCATCATTTAAACATAGGACCGGGAAATGATTATATAACGTTTTTTTCACAATAGGTAATTGAAATAAAAAATAAAGGACAGATAGAAGCAAAGGTATTTGTATTTCGTCGTAAAGCTGGTCTAAATTACTATTATATTGCTCTTTTTTCTCATAATTGCGAATAATATCATCATTTTCATCATATTCTTTAATATAATCTTGATTATTCGTTTGGGGTACGTAAGTCGGTTGTATTTGAGGGTCTGATACCATTCCATCTACATTTCTAGGAATATCCCTAGATGCCAGTTGCGTAGCTCCACTAGAACTAGCTTGCTGTAATCCATTCACAATTTGATTAATGGTTGTTTGGTCTAAAGACATATTATTATTCATGCCTTGCCCTTGACTCATAGAATTTTGTTCTGAAACAGACATAGAAACATTGCCGCTAATAGTTCCACCACCTGTTGGATCTGTTGGTAGTTCATTGATACTTGTTGACATCAATCCAATATTAGTATAGTTAAAGAAGCTTCTTTAATTATATTTACGAGTTTTCTATTATTTATTTTATTTTTACATTCTATATTTTTATTTTTAAAAAGGAACAATTTCTTTACCAGCATCACATTTTTTTGACACACTCGTATAATTGTAACATTTGTCATGAAATTTATAAATTTTATTATCTATTTGATCTAGAGGAGGTGCTTTAAAGATCAAACAATTTTTATCCTTACAAACTGTTCTAAATATAGTTGCCAATCCGAATCCTAAAATAGCGGATAGAACATATCTCCCATTTGTAGTATGTAATAACTTTGATATAGATGAGCCCGATTTCATAATATATGTATATATCTTAGAATAGATTATTATTATTCTGTAATAAATCATTTTCATCTGGGGCTGATTGAACTGGTATTGTTTTAATCGTTGATTCATCTGAAGGACACTTCATTTCAGTTGCTTTATAAACAAAACAATTATCAGCTTGATCTTTATAAAATACATTTCCGGAATTTTCGGGAGTAGGATATACATAAACAACTTTCATATCAGGTCCCATGGCATATACAAAAAACAGACCAATGGCTAAACTAATAATAAATACAGGCAATGAAATAAATTTTCCTAGAAACATTCCTTATATAATATATATACATATTACTATTTTTTATTCAAATTAAAATATACTATTGCTGCTGAACTATTCATATCTGGGTGAAGGAGGTTCTTCCTCTTCTACTATTGTTGCAGGACTATTCATATCTGGTAGAGCATCCGTCTGAAACAATATTTTTTTATCCTTCTTTTTTGAAATAGTTCTTTCTTGTCCTACTACCATAGAATCTACAGATTGTCCTTTTTCCGACAAATCCATCTCTATTTCTTCTGTAAAATATTCTTTTACAATGAGTTGAAACGTTTGCTCTTCTGGATTAAATTCTACACATCTATAGAAACACATTGGCTCATCGCCTGTATCAGTTTTGTAACAAAATCCAACCTCCTTAGCAACTTTATTCAACTCTACAAATCTAGGTATCATATCATTTACATAAATTTCCACGGCATCATGTGTATATTGTGTACTCTGTGTTGACTCATATTCTTTTATTAATTGTTTAATAGATCCTATATTTTTATACAATTCCTCTTGTATTTTTTTTGTTTTCTCTTCGCGTTCTTTGTTTGCTACAACTTTCAAGAGAAAAGATATTCTCAATTCGTAAAGACCCATTGTACTTGACATTTCTTCCTTGATTGCGTCAAACTTTTCTACAGCCTCTTCCGCTGTTATATAACCAAATAGTAAATCATTTTTATCTTGTATAATTTGTTTTTTATGTTCAGAAAGTTCTTTTTCATCTACTAAAATATCTTCAGATAACAAATGGACTACGCCTAAATCAACGTCTACATTCAAGGCGCATGGACTAACTCTGTCTCCACACATAATGGTTAAATGTCTACTCTCATCTTTTATAGTAACTGGATTCGAAAAAAGACTTCCTACAGGTCTTCCACAATTTAAGCATTTTCGTTTTATTTTGGCTAATTCTTTTCTTTTTTCTTTGACACTTAATCCTTTTATTTTACTTAATAATTTTTTCTTTTGAGTCGTATATTTGGCTTCATATTCTTGTTTATACTTGTAATATAATTGAAGACCGTCTAAAAAGGCTTTCCTCTTTTCTTCATTCATGATAATATACTATATATACTATATTATATATACTATATTATAAGATTTTTTACTTTGAACTATAAAACTGCTTTACATCTATATTTACAAAACAATCCATGAAGTCCAAGTAATTCAAAACTGACATGAAGAAGAAATCCTATTAAAAATATAGTGGTCCATTTATTTTTGACAAAAAAATCAGAGAGTTTATATAACCCTAGTCCAAGGATATAGAATAAAATACCTTCTCCTATACATTCTATCAGAATCATCAAATTGGTTCTTTTAGAAACTCGCTTTCCTTTTTTATTATCACAAGCCGCACCATTATTACAGTAATAAGTATGAATACCTAATACATCCCCTGATAAATGTTTCAAAAATCCAAGACAAAAAAGAAACCATTTCCATTGATCGTTAACAACAGAAGAGAGAAGTAAATATAATAATTGAGTATACAAGCCTACACACACTGCTTCTATTAAATAATTCATTCAAACAAAGTATAAAATATACAGTATACAAATATTATTTTTTGTAATATCAATACCTCCTAGTAGCAGCATTATCCAAATCATTTCCCCATTCAGGAAGGCCTGTAATGAGTTCCTGTTGTGCTCGTCTTTTAGAGTCCTGATAATTTTTAATTTTAGATAAAATATACTGCTGTTTTTGCTTGTCTTTTTGTAATTTCTCAGAAGGCGTCAGTTTTCCTTTATACTTAAAAAGTAGAATCGTTCCTAAAAGAAAGATAAAAAAAAGAAACAAACCAATATTAAGAGCCGTATTGTAATATTTTTCTTTGAAATTGTGGCATTCTTTTAAAGACATTGTCAAAAAATATCTTACACCAGGTTCAATCAATATATGTTTAGAAAAGCCGTCGCTCATATTATTTACTGTTACATTTCCAAATTAAATTATACACAATAATTATAAAGATGGACGGTTCTTTTATTTCAATCATACTATTTATTATTATTACTATCCTCTATTATATAGCTATCAAACCCAAACTAACTACGGAAATACTAGCAAATACTGACTTGTATACTGGATATGCCATGACATTATATGCCACCTTATTTGTTTACTTTTTGGCCGTTATATTAAGTCAATTTGGTCTAAATATATACACATTGATAACAACGTGCGGTGGAAGTGTTCTAAACAACGTAATTTCGGCAAGTTATATAACATTGGTGCCATGGATTTTTATGTTTGGTGCGCTTATAGGCGTGTTAATCATTTTTCCTGGATTCAAGTCAGCCTTTTCCAATGTGATTGGATATTTTGTTGTATCCAACAAGGCAAACCAAATATTGACTGAATTGTTAAAAAATATGGAAGTTAACAAGGCGATTGATGGAGATCCAAATGCTGTCGATAACAAAGCAGCTTATGAATCCGCCGCCGATGCCATTATAAAGTTATTTGGAAATACATCCATCTTAATCAATCAAATTGTTCCCGAGAATTTTGAAGAATATTGGGAGATGTTAACACCTTTAATGAAAGAGGGAGCAAATAATCCGGAGATGAAACAGAAACTGTTGGATACAGTGGTACTAAGAGATAATGTAGGAGAAGCCTTTTGGTTTGTGTATGCCGCTATTCTTATTATTTCTATTACACAATATCAGATTGCCGCAAATGGATGCCAGCAAGATGTTGCCATGATGCAAGCTAAGCGAGATGAATTTGTTAAAAATGAAGATGCTATTATAAAACAAGATGCCAAAACAAAAGATACCACTTATACGATTACATAAATCTGTTGTTTACTAATAATAATAATAATATTATTTTATATACAAAATAATAATATTTTATATACAAAATATATGAACTCCTTTTTGAAAAAACTACCTCATTATGGGGATATCGTTGCGATCCCTTTTTTCTTTCTTATTTTTCTTTATTTTCTTAGAATGCCAAACAAAGGTCCGATTGAATATTTTATCTTGCTATTTAATCTAGGAGCATTATTAGCAGATCTTTTTTTTACCTATTTGTATTTTACAAAAGCCTAGATATATCTCACTATTTTCGTTACCAAATAATATGTTATATATCCAAAAATGACACCAATAATTGCCCCCATGGTAAGTTGTTGTAAAGTATGATTTCTGAATACATATCGTTGGTAAAATGTAATCATATTAACGATAAATAGTAAAATAACCCATATGTTAATCTTTTGTAAAACTAAATAAATAAATGTCAGTGAAAAGAAAGTAGATTGCGTATGTCCCGAAGGCATGCCAAATACCACCTTTGTCTTGGAAAAAGTTTCATTATCTAAAAATTTTACAGGATTCGACGGGCGCAACTGTTTTATATAGCTTTTAAATACTTTATTGATAAATGACTCTAAACCAAAAAATATTATATATAATGTTAAATACATAGGATGACCTAGAAGTATAAAACAAGAGAGAAGTAAACAAAGCAATTCACCAAAAAAACCAATTGCGTATACAAAATCTATTACATCATGTAGTTTCTTTGTGATAAATTTTGTTAAAATTTCGCTTTTCATTACTATAATAGTATAATAAAATATAATTTATTCAGTAAAATTATATTTTTATTCTAAAATTCAGGATTTCCTGTAAATACAGCCGGTGCCTTTACACTTTCTACACTAGTTACGCCTTCTACACTATGTATCTGTTCTAAAACAAAATGTCCGGAAATAACGCTAAAATAAACCAGCAATGAATCACGCACTAAATATTTAAGAGGCTTGCTTTCTTTATCAATAAACCTCATTTCAATAAACTTTATGATAAAAAAAATGACAGATACAACTCCAGCAACAATAAAAATATTCATTTGTGCTATTCTTATACTTCAGTTTGTCATTTTTTTGTATCAAAAAACGCAATTCTATCCCAATACTTCTATATCATCTAATAACAAATCTGGCAATAAAGAAATTTCGGGTGTAGAAATATTCTGGACGTCTAAGCTATCCAAGGAAATCGGTTGATCGTCAAAGATGGTTAACCTCACATTGTCATCATTATCTTCTTCCGATTCCAATTTACGTTGGGCGTAACGTTCGTTGCTAATTTGCTCTAGACGTTCCACTGTTTTAGGAGCCTCAATAGTCTCCTCTTGATTATTTTCATCTCTCACAAAATCGGTATCGTTAAAGGAGAGACGATTGTTAGATTCATTGTTGGCTTGTACTAAGGTAGGAACAATATCATCTTCTTCTTTTACAATGTGGGGCTTGAGTTCTTCGGTGATATCAGACATATCGGATGGGGGCAATACTTCTTCCTTAATCTCCTCAATAACTTCCTCTTCAACAGTTTCGTCCATATAAGCTCGCAATATGCTTTCCACTGGAATGCTTTCTCTCACCGTATTAAGGATACATTCTTGAATAATCACCTCCATTTCCCTGTAATTCTTTTGGGTTTGTAAAGGGGGAATTCCAATCTCAAAAAGGTACACATTCTTGTATATTTTTCTAGCCACCATCACATAGACCTTGTGAATAAAATCATCCAACTTGGGTATATTTACGTCTATCTTCTTTTGTTTTTGACCCACGCGCATAGCACTTAATAATTTAAGTTGAATAATATGAACACATGTCACCAAATCTTCTAAATATCCACATCCACTTTTTTCCACAATGCGTTTTCTCTCTGTTTCGATGATTCCGGCATTCCATTTAGGAATTCGACTAATAAAATTCTGAAACGTCATTAAATATTTATCGACTTCATTGTTATCTTTACATAATTTCAAGGCTTCTTCAAAAATGGATTTCAATCCTTCGATAACCAATGGTGTTAAAATAGTAAGTAATCTAGACGACCATTCGTTTTTGGACTCATGTAAATTCGACACTACAAAGTCATCCATTACATAAATGAAATATTTTCTAAACTATCATCTAAACTCAAAAACATAAAATTTAGAATAAATAAGATTAATATTTGTTCTTTTCTAAACTCTTTGCGAACTTTGTTAAATGCCACGAGTAACTCATATTGTTTGTCAACACTCATATCAGCAAATAATGCTGGGTATTTAGATTCTAAAAGATGGATAATATCTAGACTGCTATATCCTTTTTCATATAATTTTGTAGAATAATTTACCAACGTTTTATGGGCGTGTTCGTCTTTCACCAAAGTTGTCTTTAATTTAACCAGCTCTTTTTTAAGCCAATCTAGTTGCTGTGTTTTTATGGATTTCCATGGATAAACCTGTAACAAGTTATAAGTATACAAATTCACAGATTGTCCGTTTACAATGGGTTCTGGTACGTAAATTTCACAAAATCTGGATAAAATCGGTTTCAATAATTTGTATTTATCTTCAATAATAATAAAAAAACGGGTTGTATGATTAAATAGCTCTATACACCGTCTTAATGCTGATTGTGCGTCAATAGTTAATTTATCGGCATTCAATAAAATAATACTTTTGAAAATATCACCTCCATTCGAATGGATATGTGTTTTGGCAAAAAACTTGAGATCTTCTCTGATGAATTTTATGCCTTTCCCGTGAGCGCAATTCACAGTCATGACAAATGATTTTATTCTTTCTTTATCGTTTTCATAGATGATATCAATGAATTGTTTGACCAGCGTTTTTTTTCCTGTTCCAGATTGTCCGTGGAAAATGATATTGGGGATTTTATGAATAGATTGAAAGTAAGCCATTTTTTCTAGAATAGGTTGATGAATATGTAACATAATTTGATAGTATTAGTTAGTACTATCAAATTTTTATATACTTATTAAACGTAATATTATTTTCGTTGCTTTCTGGATTTTTTTTGTTTCTTGGATTTTCTTTGTTTTTTTGATTTTTTAGATTTCCTTTGTTTCTTAGAATTTCTTTTTTTCTTAGAGTTTCTTTTTTTCTTACTTCTAGGTTTCTTAGATTTCCTTTGCTTATTCCCTCCATCAAATTCAAATTCAGAATCAGAATCAGAATCAGAATCTTCATCTGTTGTATGACCAGGACTATCATAATTTGGATTGTTTCTCTCAGAATTTAAAGTAAGATAACTTTCCTCAACAAGAGTAAATTTTGAGCTATCGTATGGTCTACTTAAATAATCATCATTGTCAACCTCAACCACCTCTTCAATAATCCCTGTTTGAAAGTCAATACCAGGAGTTGTCTCAGCAACCTCTTTTACAATAGTACCTATATTCACAGTTGTTCCTTTATTTAATATATCTCTTCGATTGAGTTTTTTTAATGTTTCTGTATCTATTTCTAATAATGTTTTAAAAACATAATACTGAATACCATTAGTAGTTATTACTGATAATAGTTTTCCAACAACTGAATAATCCCCTATTTTTTTATTTGTTCTAAATAAATCACCTTTTTCTAAAGGTATTTTTTGACGTTCTGATTCATCTCTTTTTGAAATTTGTTCTTCTACATCACTTGTTTCTATTTTTAAAGGAACCGTTCTAACAAATACAAGATAGGTAACGGGTGTTCTTCCACCTGGAATTTTCGAAATATTATATGTAAACGTACCCAATCCTTGATTTTGACGAACGACTCTATAAAGAGCATTTTCATCATAATCTTTTTTATTTATAACAATATCACCTATTTTAAATTTGGGATAAGGCATATATATACTATTAGAAAATATTTTTATACAGCACTGCTTAAACTATGTGTATAAGGATTGTTCTTAAAAGCATTGAGTAAGTCGGGCTGTATTCTTTCACATCCAATCTTATTCTCATCATAGACTTGTCCTCCGCGAACGGGACCATACATTTCTGGCGACATTTGAATATACCCCATATTATTCGGCGCCCATTGGCGATTGTTATTTCTATCCGTATCTCTCTTGGACATCGAAACATTCATCGATTGGTTAAAAATCTGAGTATTTCCCTGATTTGTTCTACTGACATTCGTCGAAGACTTGATGTCATTATTAGTCTGTCTATAAGCGGCTTCATAATTAGCGTCCCCATATCTGGAAGCAGCACCTCCGGCTGACCCAATAGAACTACAGTTGGTGGTATCTCTTTGATTAGCTATAGCCTGTTGTTCGGCGATTAAGTAAGCGGCATTCGATTGATTTCCAACATAACTATTGGGAGAGAACAAAGTAGTCTCCTTTACAGTTGTCGCCGTAGTATCCCCAGGATTCAATATATAACTTTGTGGGACTGTGGTTCCAGCATCACCATAAATACGAATACTATCAGAAAACTCCTCTTTTCTTGTAGGTCTAAACATATCCATAATGGGTGAAATGACGGCTCCAATAGCTCCACCAAATCCACTGCGAAATGTATCAGGCTGTCTTAATGCTGCGCGATTATTCACATAATTTGTATGACTCTTCACAAATCTATCTTTGTCCTCATAACCACCCTTATTAGCGGCTGAAGAAGGTCCTACATCACTGACTCCTAAAACAGCTCGCTTAGGCTCTTGATAATCTCCAATTACATAAGGTGCCGTTTTTTCATTGTTAGAAGCAACGCCGGCATAAGGTTGCGATAAAACCGCTCTGCTCGTATCACGATCTTCCTGAATAGGACGAAGTGCCTGGGCTTTTTCTTCTCCTGTAGTAGTTAACCAGCGGTCTTGGGTTTGAATAAAGAATGTATCAGGTCGGTATTTTTCTATTTTTCCTTCCATACCTAGATTCTTAATATAAGAAGTAGCCGGACCTTGGTGATTGTTGAGCGAGTATTCTACCTTGGGGTTTGTGTTGACACGAAGTTCATCCACTGTTTTAGGAAGCCAAGAATCGCGGGATTCCATTCCCGAGTTGAATCCACCGCTTCCTTCTGTTCCGTAACCGTGATTTAATCCTGGTCCTACGTATTCTGACTCGAAAGGTTTGACATTACTGTTTTTCATACCAGGATTGACACGTGATTGGTAGAAATCGCTCATATTTGGTGCACCATTCGCCCACTGCATGTGTTCTTGTGGTTTAAAAAGAGGTGCCTGTTCGATCTTCTGTATATTCTGAGATCCAGAACCGTTCATATTATCCAAAATAGATTCAGCTTTGTCAACACCATAGACCTGTCCTTTAATTTTTCCTCCATAAAAGGGTGTCATATTATTGTGTTTAAAATTTGTACTGTCTACGTAATTACCTGTGAGAGAATAGATTTCCTGAATAGTATTTCCTACTGTTTTACCTGCGTTCTCGCTGGTCTCATAGTTTGTTTGATTAAAATATCTGTCCGTGGCTGTATTAGGGTTTACGTATTTTTGGACGGTGTCTCCCAATTCGTTATTGTTTGTAACAGGATAATTAGAAGGAGGAATATTTAGATTAGGCAAATAGTTGGCCGGTTTTCCCATATTTTCATAATTTTCGGTAAACTCAAGGTTATTTGTAGTCTTTTTTTGATTTGATATCACATAAAGACCTCCAAGGGCTACTAATGGTATTGCTAGTTCCATATGATATTTATTATTATATATAATAAGTATTATATTTTTCCCTTAATTACAAATTATCTTTTTATTTCATTTTCATTTGTCCAACAGAAACCGGTAATAAATCTTGATTGTTCGATAAGCATGGTATACTGGGTACATAATTATTTTTTTCTAAAATGCGTGTACTAATATTATTATGAAACGGTATACAGGTATTTTCTTGTGGATTGAGGGGCAAATAATACCAATCCACTTGTTCTAAATCTCTCGCCGTCCATGCTGGCATAATCGTTCTGGATTCGGTCACAGTAAGCTCAGAGTTAATTGGATAAGACATGGGCTGGCTATTGGTGGCGACATAATTAGTGTACTGATCTTTTCCTAAACAATCACGATTAAGCGGTCTACCAACGCCTCGCAATTCACCTTCTAGCAAGACAGAGTTTGTCATTAAATTGCCGCCCCAAGTTTGTATTCTTACTTGAGGATCAGCCATATACGATGGCGTGTCTCCATTACCAGGTACATTGAGGATCCATCTACCTGGATCGGTTGATTGTTGTAACTGCTTACTAACTCTTGCTGGGTCATCGCGAAATCTTGTAAAGGCCATAATATATACTACTATTATTTGTATTACTATATATTTTTATTTTATCTACTACATAAAATAAAAATTTTAGGGACAAGGAAAAGGTCGTTGTCTCTTTTCAACAGCAAGAGGCTCTGGCATCAATAGAGGACTCTTTTCGAAGAAATTCACAGTTTTCAATGGCTTCAAATCAGGGACAATTTTATTATTCGATAAACTAGGATTGACTAAATTCGTCGAGCTAATGCCAAACAAAAAGGATTCTATTTGAACGGCATTGTTTGAAAGCTGGTTCCAGGGAATCTGAGCGGGATTCACACCATTACCGGGAAGTCTAGTGTCAACAGCAGCACCATATTGTGAGTTAGGATAAAGCGTGTAATTTTCGAATTCTTTAAATTGTCTTTGTTCTAAACAATAATTTCCTGGAGTATTCAAGTTTCTGGTAGAAGCCATTGTTATATATAAGAAAAGATAAGAAAATTTCTTATTTACAATTCAAACCTTTATTTTTTTAACTTTATTAAACATTTACCTTGGCTTATAATATTATATTTTTTTGATAAGTCTTCATTTTTATCAATAAAACAGTCAAAACATAATAATAATCGTTTGCTGTTATATTCAATTCCATTATTTTTAAAATTTCCTTGTCTATCAGACCAAACATATTTATTACAAGATACACATTGTCCAAGTTCTCCATCTATTTCTTCTTCAACATTATCTAACCAAAATGATTTTTTGAATAATTCTTTTAGAGTTTTTTTTCTATCCGAGAACTTTGTTGTTTCTTCCAACCTAAATTGTTTATCCTTTGAATATTCCATATAAAAATCACAAGCTTCTTCATCTATATCAAATTGTTCCTTAAAACTATCCCACATATTTTTTTTTGCGCATCTAAAAAATAAATAATTTTTATCTTCATTCTTTTTTATATCACAGGGAAGACCACACTTACAAATAGGCAATTCTTTTACATAATCATTTGTAGGGAATTTATATTCAATAAATCGCGTGTATTTACCACCTCTTATTTTTTCCCAATTCTCTTTATTATTAGACATTAGACATTCAGTTATGTTATTTTCTACTTCTAAATTATCATAATCATTTTCTACATTATCATTAAACTTTTTTAATAACCACTTATCATACCCTTTTTGATTATGTATTGTATAATTGTTGTTAATTGTATCTATAACATTACTATTATATTCAAAAAATTTTCCCAAATTATTTACTTTATAAATTGCTACAATACCTTCTGGTTTATAAATAGACGTGTTTAATCCACCACAACCTTCATTATGTTCCCAAAATCTTCTATATAATCGTTTAGTTTCACCAACATAATAATAATCATTTTCACACTTTAATATGTATACCCATTTCATCAATAATAATAAATACTCAAATGATTCTATATGGGTTTTATTATTTATATAAAACCCCTTTATTTTTTAACAAACATATTATTATACAAAATATTCATTTTCATAGGTAACTCTTTTTGGAAATAAAAGAGAGCAAACGAAAAAATACTAATACCAGCATACTCCGATTGAATTGTTCTACTATGTTTGTATCCATATACATTATTTAAAGGAAAAGGTATCATTTCTACAGCATTTTTGATAACGTACATAATGATAGCAGACCCCCACAAAATAAAAACAACATCCATGAAAAGTCTACGCATAGGTTTATCCTCTAGTTTCTCTTTTTTCGATTTTGGCTGAAGTTGATCGATAATCCTAGCAAAAATAAATCCTAAAAAGAAATAAATGGTTACAATAAAACCAAAATCGATTACTTTAATACCTCGAATAACAAGTTCTTTTTTTGAAAACATACTTATATACATTATAATATAATTATATTTTATATAAAGCAATAATTTTATCGTAAAATATAGGTCTACTTATTTATTAATAGCATTCAATAAAAACGCGGTTTTATCTTCAGATATGGAACCCTTCTCCAGAAATTCAATAACACAAAGGTGTGTAATATAAAAGTAATGGTATGAGTATAAAATCATAAAGCCAATCTGAATATCTTGTGACATTACCTTAGCCGCCCCTTTTTGTAAACAGGACAAAAATGGAGGGTAGTCTTTGATTTTATCCAATACTTCAGCCATGGTATCTTGTATAACAGTATTATCATAGGTTTCTAGATCAAATAACTGTAAAAACTCCGACTTGTATAGTTCACTCGAAACATCTTCCATATCTTCGTCTATATCCGAAATATCTTTCAGCGGTTCGAAAACGGGTAGTTCGGGATTATAATAATTATAAGTACATACTACTTTTGTATTATACATTGTATATTATACTTTATACGATGTATATTCTTTAAATTCTTTCTTATCTATTCTAGTTTTTAATTCGTGTTGTCTCTTGTCAGTTCACGTGATGGCACGCCTCCACGAATCCACCCTTCGGATGCAACACCTTCCACACTATAGCTCGGGTTGGTCATACGCTCTTTCACATCCGGCAATAGAGGTGTTGTTTGGTACTTTAAGTAGCTCTTTTCAGATAATTTGGTGACAGTTCGCTTATTCGTAATGCACTCTCCTTGTTGAATCTGTGATTCCAAAATAGGATCAACAGATCCACGACCTAAATAAGGCACCGTAGCAAAAGGTCGGTGAAATAAATCGATGCGACTTCTGGGATTTGTTTGAATAGAACCAATTTGTAGATTGGAGTTATCATCAATATTACATCCACCCGCTCCAACTTGATGTCCACCAGAGTAATTCACGCCAGGCTGTGAAATGGCTAAATCAATTGGTTTTCTCATGGTACAGTCACTAGCAAAGAAATTTTGAAGCGTATAATCACAAGCATTCATGTTTTGAATTGAATTTTGATCTTGAGAACAAGCATCATTGCCTATGCGGGACATATTGTCAAAGAGATAACTTGATACATTGGCCATGGATATATTATAATACTATATTATACTATTATTTTTTACTAAAGAAAAGGTAAAACATAATATTTTTATTGTTTCTTTTTTTTAATATAAATTATATCTGACATTGTCTTGTAAAAGTGCTTGCGCGTCTCCATCTCGGGCAGATGGCATATTTCCATACAACCAATTGGCAAAGGCACCTTGATCGTTGGGAATTTTTGTGTTGGGAGTAGAATAATAATTCCACATAGATTGATCGAACTCAAACTTTTCTCCTAAATCACCAAACAATTGTTTGTTTGTATTCTTAATGTTAGGGTTTAATCGCTGTATCGTTTTTTTTGTTGCTTGATTAATATCTTCATACACTTGGGTTTGGAAAGAAGGGGGAGCAGATTTTCTTAAAGGTGTATCCTGTATTTCTGTTAAAAGAACATTTCCCAATGGATTTTTTTTCTCAGTGGGTTGAAACTCTGATTTCAAGAAGGATTCCAAAGTAGCTGGATTAATAATGGTTTCATTATTATTCGTTAATGTTTTTTTACTATTATTACCACTAAAAGCCTCGGAAACTTGTTTTTTTTTCATCGTATATAATAAAATAATACAAAGGATTGTTACTACTCCTACTATTAAAATGTTAATGGAATGCGTTACAAAAAAACCTAAACATGTCAATAATATCACAAGTCGAGTAATAGCGTTTAATTTACCTTCAAAAGACATGGATGTATTGGGCCACAATTGTCTCAAGAATCGATTATCTAATAATATCAATGGGTCGTTGGTCCAAAATGGTGTATATGACATAAGTATATTATATCTTAACATAATTTTTATAAGTTTATACGTTTATAAAAATTATTTTGTATTTTTACTTTTTACCCTTTCCCTTCTTCTTCTTTCCTTGGCTTGTTGTACCTACTGGTGTTTTCTCCACTTTCTCACCAGTGCTAAAGATAGATAGCAGCTGTTCATCTGATAAAGCTGGACCCGTTGAAGCATTGTTTTTAGCTAGTTGAGCCATAGCCTCTGCCATGGCCTTTGCTTTTTTTTCTTGGACGTTTTTCCTTAGTTGCTCTTTCAATAACTCACTTTTCTGCATCTGACTCATCTTAGCCTCCATTGCTGCTGTATTTACCTTGCTTCTTTTACCTAAACCCATCTTTGCCATCATTTCTTGAATATTATCCATTCCTGGCATATTTTGCATTTTTCCCATTAATTCTGTCGCCTCTGATAAAAGCTCACTTTCTTTAATATCACCCGACTTGATTCTCGAATCTAATTTTTCTCCTACATTCTTTACTAGCCCCATAAGTTTTCCGGGGTTCTGAAATAACTTTTGAAAAACATCATTTGCATTAGTAGCATTCTCCATATCTCCAGTAAAATTTCCGGCAGTCTCTTCTGCTATTTCACGCGCTAAATCTCCTAATTTCCCACCCATCATACCTTGAATACGTTCATTCATATCTTCAGGGGAAGGTAGCCCCGAGTCAGATTCCGGTGTTGACGATGAATTATTAGTACTAGCAGACGCCTCTGGATTCTCATTTGATGTAAAAATGGACTGCATCTTCTCAAGAGTTTCTGTTAATTTCTCTTTGAACTCTGTTTCGTTAATGGCATCAAAAATCTTTGACGTGTCGCTAAAATTATTATCTCCTTTGGCAACAATGGTTACTGAAATCAATTGTAAATATCTCCAAATGGCCTCCTTTGTAGAATCGCTGATGTCACACTGCCATAAATATCGAAAACTTATTCCTGGTAAAAAATCCGTATTGACTGTAGATTCCTTTCCAAAGATTTCTACATTTTTATACAAAATATCCATAAAACGCTCGGGAAATACTGTCAAACAATAGGTGTAAATAGTTTCTACCCAATCTGGCTTTAAAAACCACTTCTTAATAAGCATATCGTATTCTGGAAACGTCGTGGTAATATCACCCACAAAATCACTAATAATCTTTTCAAACTTCTCGGGAATAGAATTCTCCATAATTATATGTAATGTTTATTTATTTAAATCCTAATATTCTTGATATAATTGTGCCAATTTTGTTAAATTTTGAACGTATTTCATTGTTTTAGTCTGATCTTCAATAGACATTAGTTTTACAGGATTTCTAATACGATCAATCGCCTCTACAATTACCTTTGAATTTTTTGAAGTTTGAAAATCATCCACATAATCTTTTTCCACAAAAAAGCTTAAATCTCCCGCGTCTATAACATCTTTGTACCTTGTAACTATATGTGTGCTCCAAATTTTAATAAGTAATCGTGGATTGGCTTTTCGCATCATGGTAAAAGCATTTTTTGCGGATAAAATATCTATATTATCCGGAAATACATTTACAATATCATTTACAAATTCCATAAAGTGATCATTAAATGTTGTTAACACAATACTCGCCGACATTATCTATGTATTCTATTATATTTTTAAGCAATTAACTCTAAAAGTATAATAATAATATTATTTTTATATTATGTGATTACAAATTTATTTTTGTAAATTAATTCTGTAACCATAAATGGTAATAAGTTTTTTTCTGTGCGTATATTATATGCCTCCTTTAGCTCCTTTCCATGATAGGAAAACCTTTACAACCTTAGGCCGTAATCATATACTCGTCCAGCTGTCTCGTCTCCCTCCTCAATATAGAACGAAACAAACCGCAATGGAGCAAAATATTATAGCCGCCTATAGAGCCAATTCTCCCCCTTATAATAATTTTATATTTATTAGTGATATGCTAAGAAACCGATAATTATACTCTTTTTTGTTGTTGACTTAAAACCGATAATTCTTGGTCTCTCTGTTGTTGTAACTTTTCAATTGTCATGTTTTCGGGCAGTTTATTTTGTTTATAATTTTCCGAATCTTGGGGAGTACTAATTGCGTCGGCGTGGTTTAACGTTACATAACTATGCATTTGTCGCATACCGCCATCACCAGTTGCCTTTAAAGAGTCGGCATCCATATCTAGAAAACTATATTGATCCGAAGCAACACCTGATCCAAAGAATCCAGCATTGGCACCAAGAGAGAATGCCATAGGCTCCATATTATTAGATGTAGCTTGCCTAGTAACTACTTCTTGTTGTGGCTTTAAATATTCATAAATAGTATCTCCATATAGTACCTGAAAATTCTTTGTTAAAAGAAGTAGAGCTGGTACTTTTGATACATTTTCCGGCATGACAATTTTCTGTCCACTTTCTAAAATAATATTCACTTTCCCACTATTGGGATCACGCTCCCTTTTATCTATACATATAAAATGGATCTCCTTACTTACTTGAGTCTTAGATAAGCTTTGTAATAATTTTTTGGAATGTTCACAATAATTACTGTAATATAAAATCGAACTCATTTAGTATCTGTATATTTTTATATAAATTTTTTCTAACTCATTTTACAAAAAATTGATTAATTATAAATAAGTTTAAATATAGATTCATATAAGAATAGAGTACTAGTCATGGAACCACGAATCGAAAATGTATTGGAGGATGGAAATGTCCTCCAGTTTACCTTGTCTAATGTGAATGTGAGTATAGCGAATGCTTTGCGACGAACCGTGATATCAAATATACCGACCGTTGTCTTTAAAACCACTCCATATGAAGAAAATAAGGCAAATATCACGGTAAATACTAGTCGTCTTAATAACGAAATTTTGAAGCAACGACTAAGTTGTATTCCAATTCATATTACAAACTTGAAGATGCCTTTGGAAAATTTAAGGATGGAGCTCAATGTGGAAAATAAAACGGATACCATTCTATATGTTACTACTGAAGATTTCAAAATTAAGGATTTGGGGACAAATGAATATCTATCTGCCAAAGATCAACAAGAAATCTTCCCACCAAATGATTTGACTGGATATTATATTGATTTTGCTAGATTAAGACCTCGTATTTCTGATGAGATTCCTGGAGAAAAACTTCAAATGACATGCGAATTCTCTATTGGTACTTGTAAAGAAGATGGAACGTTCAATGCTGTTTCTGTTTGTGCTTACGGATATACACAGGATAAAGATTTAATGGAAACAGAGTTGGAAAAGAAACGACAGCAATGGAAGGACGATGGGTTAAGCAAAGAGAAAATCGAGTTTGAGTCAAAGAATTGGAAACTCTTGGATGGAGAGAGAGTCATTCGGGAAAATAGTTTTGATTTCACTGTTGAATCAGTAGGAGTGTTTGCCAATCAAGAGCTCATTAAAAAAGCATGTCATATTCTTATTACAAAGCTATCTGAGTTGTCTACCGCAATTGACACTAGTGAAATAGATATACATCCTGCTGAAAACACCATGAAACATTGTTATGATATTATTTTGGAAAATGAGGATTACACCATTGGAAAAGTATTGGAGTATCTATTGTATACCAAATTCTTTCAAGGGGTAAAGACCTTAAGTTATTGTGGATTCAAAAAAATGCACCCACATGATGCCAATAGTATTATTCGACTAGCTTATAAAGAGGATACCGAGATTACGATGATAAAGCAGAATCTGAAGATGTGTATTGAAGATGCTGAAGGTATCTACAAGTCCATTTCAAAGAAGTTCTAACGGTAACTGTGTATCTAAACAATATACTCAAAATGGTTTATCTTTTGAATAAAATCTAATATATCAGTGTTAAAATTGATTGCTGGAGACCAATCTATCAAGTATTGCTCGTTATGTTTTTTAATCAAATACTCATAATACTCTTTTAGATTTATATACGAAGATACATTATGTTCTACATCGATTAGCTTCCATATAGGTTGTCTAAACGGATATTCAGATGTATATAAAATATTAGCTTTGATACAAATATATCCGGATGTATAAGAATGAATTAAATCAGAGATTTCTAGTGGCAATGCTCTAAAATCTATAAATGGGAATAATTTTTTATAAGTAAATGAGACTTCGAGCAGATTTGTTTCTATAAGACTCATGTGAAGAGCAAATTCTTTAGATTTATCGGTATTACTAATACCAAAATACTTTTGTAAAAGAACCTCTGGATTCAATGTTACCATATGTCTTAAATAATTTCCGCGATTACCTATCATAGTTTTCTTTTTATAATAGAATATATAGTTATTATTCTATTATATCAATTTTTTATAATACAAATTTCACATTTGGAATATTTGTCAAGGACCCGGGAAATGCGCTATTCAAAAATTCGCGCAATTTTTTCTCTGCTGTATCGGTACCATAATTTTTTTTCCACCATGATGCCGGAGAAATAGTATCCATTTTATTTAACAGTCTATTTAAAGAACTTCGAAGGTCATACTCATTTTCAAAGAATTCCCCAGTTTCATAAGTAATATATTTTGAACCACATAAAATATCTTTATTCATCAAAACCGGTACATTCTTTGTTATACATTCACTAATCACTCTTGGCGATGCGTCGAATATATTGGGTACAAACAAAAATCTGGATTGTGCCATTTTTTCTTGTAAAACATAATAATCTAACATATCAGTGACTTCCAACTTATCTCCATAAAGGTTTTCTAATCCACAACCTACTCGTCCAACAACTAGTCCATTCATTCCATACTCACCAATCATAATAGGAAAACATTTTTTTGCCAATTTGAAATTGCGATTAACGGCATTCCAACCATTGATGGGACAATTTGGTTTTTCATCTTTTAGGCATACATAAATAAAATCATATTTTTTCTCTACTGTAGTTTCTTCTATAGAAACATCATAAAAATCCGATTCACTCATAACAATGATATTGTTGTCTTCAGTGAATCCGTATTCTTGAGGACGATTAAAACAACATAACCAATTTTTAATACTACCCGTATAATCAAAGTCGTCATTGGTTTCGTAGTCTCCTTCAGTACCATCTGTAATAATTCTAGGAAAAGATTTATAGGCAGTGATTCCAAAAACATGAATTCCATTTTCCACATATTCGTAATACTTTTGTTTAGCTGATTCATCCCTAAAAAATCCGGCAACGGCTACAAAAGGAAGGAGATTGGAATTGGAATCTTGGAAATATCGAAAGGGGAAAAACCCTGTCTCTCGGTCTTTTTGTAAAGACTCTTTATATGGAAATTCCGGACCGGGTGGTCTTCTAGTTATATATTTATATACTATAACTGCTAGTATAAAGACTAGTCCTAAAAATATTATTGATTGTTTCATTTATCTTGTGATACTATAATAAAATATTATTTTATTATTAAATAGAAAATAAAAATTAAAATCCAAAAGAATAACCAGATGAAGAACCAGATGAAGGAATAGATGAAGAAGTAGATGAAGAAGATGGAAGATATTTTCCAACTTTCCATATATATTGTAAAACTGAGCTCGTTGGTGCTTTGTTCCCCGAAGCATCCTTTAATGTAAAAGGACAATTATAAAGAGGTTTTGGCGATAATAAATCACATGGGTTACACGGGCTATTCATAAATAAAAATCCAGATATTTCCGAAGGAAGGTCTGTATTAGCTACTGGATTATCATTTCCATCTTTATCGATCATATACATACTATTTCCTACTAAATTTCCGTTAGTATCTATTCTACAAGATGGAGTATTAGGTAATTTTTTTGCTTGTTCTACATTTATTGGAGTTACTAATCTACCCTCTCGTGTAATACTAATAGATGGTTTTTTAAGAAGATCTAATGGAAACCCTGATGCTAGTGAATCTGTGACTGACCCTGCCCAACCATTATCATATTTAAATTCACCATTTTTAATATAATATTGGGCATCTTCCTCAGATACATTTTTTTCTAACTCTTTGACATTTTGTATAGTGGTACCACCTGGATTAAGTTGATTGTTTTTATTCATTGCTATTAAAAATTTATTTTCTGTATCATCAGACCACTGCTGCATTCCTTCTTTTGTTAAAGTATTATATATTTTGTATATCATAATAGATAAAAATACTACAATAACCACTATAAAAATAGTTTTATTTAGTTTTTTCATTTATAGTATTACAATATATAATACAATTATATAAAAATTTAGGCTTACTTGATTCTAAAATAGGCTTGTGAATAAAAGCTGTTATAACTATTATTATAACTTATAATTAATAATAATTATTTATAATTATTTCGGTTTAATAAACTTTTATAAATTTCTAGTATAACTATAGGAGAAGATTCTATGTCATCAAATAAAACCGACATTTTTAAAACAACTACTGAAGAAGAAAAAGACGATGAAGGTTCTCTGCCATCAACTAAAACTGATATTTTTAAAAAAACTACCGAAAAGGAAGAGGAAGAGGAAAAAAAGGAGGAAGAGAAAGAAGAAGAAGAGGAAGAAGAAGAGGAAAAAGAAGAGGAAGAAGAGAAGGTAGAAGAACAAGAAGAAGAAAGTATGCTATCTCTTCAATTGGGCGATGTTATCAAAATCAGTGCCCCTAAAAATGAATACTTACACGACGGAACCTTTTTAATTGATTATATTGATTCCACTAAAATTAATTTATTAGAGGTGAATCAATTGACACCTATGAAAATAAAAATAAATGACGATCATACCTTAGGAGATGGCACTATTGAAACTATTTCTTTACTTTATCGCAATGAAAAAGAAGGGTATGCCAGACAACATGGTTTAGACTCGGGTGTATGGATAAATATTTATTTTGGCGGAGATGTTCCTACTATCATTACTGGCAAAATTACCAATGTAGAAGAAGACATGATTGAGGTAACAACTTATCCCGAGAAAGAAATTATTTATATTAATTTTGCTTATAAGGGTATTCCTGAAGATTTACCCATCACTTTGTTTGAAATCAGAAAAGAACCTGAAAAAACAAAAACAACTTTAGAAGGTGAGCCAGAGTTATTAGAAAAAAAAGAAGGTTCAGACCTACCATCTTTATCAGATGATGTTGATAGTCACAATGATTATGAACGAGAAGAACTCGCCCATTTGGAATATGCTGCTGCCCCTTCTATGAAAATTAAAAATACAATTCGAGAATTCATTATAGGAGCCGATGAACTCAAATTTGGTGAGGAGTTGGAAAGTATCGACCAATATGTGGATGTCGATGTCTCTCAACAACGATACAATATAGAATCGCAAACTGGTGATTTGTTGGATGAACTTTTGTCTACGATTCCCAACACTCAAAGAACTAGTAAGGTACTCAATAATATACATGTTATGATAGAACGCTTTAAGCAATTACGAACACATTTTTCTACAATGGACGCCCGTGGTAATATAACAGGTCCATTAGTGAAAGATGCTTCATGGAAACCATTGTTTCATGATTTAAAGAAACTTAAATCACTTTTATATTGGATTTTACCAGTTGCCCAAAATGTAAAAAAGGTATATGATATTAGCACTAAAGAAGAAATAAAAAATTCAGATATTCAACCATTTTCTTCGACGGCAGATTTTCAAAATATGGAGACGATTATTAATACATACAAGGCAAACGATGGCCCAGACGATCAAAATAGATATGCCAGCATGATTTCTGAATTAAATCCTTTTTTCACTCCTTTTGAAGGAATCGAACCAGACCAACAACGCCATGCTATTAGTAAACTACTTATGGAGAATGATCTAAATGTTATTATTGATAATCTAGACGATTTATACTCCTCTGTTGTAGAAAAAGACATTGTTACATCCAGACGATTCGTCATTCAAAAATACAATATGGGATTAAACCGTTTACATGCCGACCAAATTACTGGTAGTAAATTAATAGCACACAAGGTTCAACTCACTCCACCAGACACCTTGTATTTAAAATCTATCGTAACTCTTCCCGAACCAGTCATTCGTTTTTCCAGAGTATCTCTTCCTGGAACCACTATTCTTGATAAATCTAACTTACACATGACGTTTATTCAATATTGGCAACTTCTTAAAAAATCCACTAATATGGATACTATTACCGTAGATAATATTGATAAAGAATTGGAATTAGATGAAGAAACATTTGTCTCTACTATAAAAAATTATGTATTGTTAGAAACCGAAGAAAACGCGCGGTTAGATAAGGATGAATTATATTCCAAGTTTTTAAATGCCATTATACCCAAAACCCGAGTTCTTTTCAATTTAATCAAAAAATACATTGTGGGAAAACTGTCTATTCATGAAGTGATTTCTATGATGGAACCATTTTTAGTCTATACAGATGACCTGACATTTATGCAGTATAAGGAGATTACTGCCTTCCTTCAAGTTAAAATTTCAGAATATAATAAAACGTTTTTAGAAAGGCGCAAGCAATTTAACCTTATTAGAGGAGAGAAAGATCCAAAAATTGGTAATATAGCAAACACTAATTCGCTAACCAATATTCTTAATCCTAGAGTGGAACATAGAGAGTTATATGAAAGTTATCAATACGATAAAGCTGAAAATACTACAAACTCCGAATTTTTGCGACGTCTATTATTGAGAGACTATGGGGCTTTTTATCAATCCATAATAGCCATGGATAATATACATCTTATGTTGCCTGAAAATATAAATGCCATTATAGATAGTGAAATAGAAGCGTTTAAACAGAGACAAGAAGGGGAGGACGATAAAAAATGTATTACGTATAATATTGTCAAGCAATATAAATATAATGACTTGGAAGAATTATCGGCAGATAACGATAAAACTATCTATGTAGATAAAAAATTTGATACAACACCATATTCCATGTTGGAAGATTATGAGAAAGAACAGATTAAAATGCCGCCAGAACAATTTAAATTATTTTTAATAGATAAACTTCAAAAGAAGTATACATATTCTGCCGAAGAAGCCCCTTTTATGGCGGATACTATTATTAATGGTATGAAAGAGGTTCGTGACGGGGATTACGCTATTATGTATATGGAAGATCCTGATGATAAAATTCAATACTATAAGCGAACAAATGGACGATGGGTTCAGGATGATACAGTTGATCCTACGGTGTCTACGAATAGTAGTAGTATGTTGTGTAACTTTCAAGAAAACTGTATTGAAGTAGCAAAAAAATATCAGGATGCCACATGTGAATCTATGACTACAAATAAAAAATCTTTGAAAAAGATTGCTCTTACTGAAATGATAAAAGAATTTGATATTACTTATCAAAAATCGAAAGAAGAGTTGGAGGCAGAATTAACTAGCCAAGTAGAATATCATTCAGGAGTTATGGAAAAACTCAAAGAGATGGAAATGAGTAAAATGTTTAAATATAACACACAACAATTTAAACTTGGAGTAGCTAGTAATGCTGAAGAACAAGTTGCTGATATTATTATATCACCCTATTCAAAACTATTGGGTGTAATCATGGGACAATCTGATTTTGTAAAAAAACAATCAGACTTGGTTAAGTTTGCTACACGGTTTACTAGAGAAGCAATTGATTCTGAAGAAGAAGATCCATATTGGCGTTATTGTATTGAAACAAGTGTAAAGTTAATGCCCGCTTTTCTGTATACTTTATCCGGACATTTTATTAATGATTCCGCCAATTATTCAAATCACGTGGATTCAGTCATTAAAGAGATTGGAGCTTTAAGTGATGATGGAGATGCTTGGGTGGATAAACACAGTGGATATGTTATTCGTCTTATTGACTTTGGAATTGATGAAGGTTATGAAGAGGGGTACAAGGTAAAAACAAGAGAGGTCATGGAACAGGATATGGGAGATGCTATATTGAGTTCTAGTAAAGAAAAACCCGTTACTAAATTTGACAGCCCAGAAACAAAAATGATAAATAATATTATTACAGCTTTGGCCGGGTTTATGGGATTACATGTAGAAGACCAGAGAGAATTCATGATAAAAATTGTAATGAATTCCATGCCATTGGCAGTACCAGATGAGACTTTGTATAAGGAGAAGATTGAAAATATGGCAAAAAAAGGAAAAACAATTCCTCCTAGACAAACTATTTATAATTTATCTGTTTTATTTTTAACATTGGGGGCCTTTTTAATAGGCGTACAAGTATCGATTCCATCTGTAAAAACTCGAAAATCATTTCCTGGGTGTGTTAAATCTTTTTCGGGATTCCCATTCGATGGAACGGGAGATTTTAGTGGTCTTATCTATATAGCATGTGTGGCATATAAAATTCGCAGTTCTACCGATCCTTGGTCTGTTTTACAGAAATCGAAAGAGGATAAAATTGTTGAAAAACTAAAAGGATTTATTGAAACGTATTATTTAACTAATTCGGATGTTATTCGTAAATTTCAAGAAAAGGCAGAATATCTATTGACAAGTCCTAATGAGTCAATACCTAACGATCATTCTTTGAGTAAATGGTCTGGGTTTTTACCCCCTTTGAAACCATTTCATATTTCGGATGGAATCGAAAGTGTTAGTAGTGAGTATACAAAGTTGGTGATACAAGATTTTAGAAGTGGCTCTAGAAAACAAAGAGAGAAGGTACTCGTTATCGAGAGTAAGGCATTATTATTTTCTTTGGGATTACAAGAAAAAATCCAGAAAATTATTGATAAAAAGAAATTGATTTTGACAAATTCGTCTAATAATCCCTTCTTAGAGAATTCTTGTTGTGATGAAGATAGAAGTAGCAGTACAACTCTTTCTTATTTTGAAAAAGAAGATGAAGAAATACGCAAATATAATAAAATAATAGAATCTTTGGGAAAAGTATTGCGTGATATTTACTTGATAAATAGAGCACCTTATTTGGTATCTCAAGAAAATACAAAAAATATATATCCATCCATTAATGATGAGTACAATGAGGAAACTATTTATCGTGCCTTTATACGCATGTGTAAATTTACATCAGCAATACCGTTGAATGAAGATTTATTGGCGGTTTGTTCTGATAAGCCGAGTATGTCGTTTTCTCTGGATGAATCTATTCATGAAATGATTCGAAAGTTGAAACAAGACGGAAGAAACTACGACAATACTTCTTTTTTACGATTACTTCAAGTTGTCAATAGAAAAAATATTATTACTTATAAGGCGTCGGATGAAGATATGGATATAACAGCGGCTGCTATACAACGATTACGAAATGTAATCGATTACCATGATAGTAAAGAATATAAACGCGATAAGGGGTTAAAAAGAAAGGGAACCACGCGGGACTCTTCCGAAGAAGAGAAGGAAGATGAAGAGGAAACTGTAAAACGTAATAAAAAAATAGATATACAGTTAAAAGAAAAACTCACAGCTGTGTTAGATACTTTTGATTTGAATGTAGACAAAGAGTCAGAGGACACTCATGATTTGAAAAATTTCTTGGGAACAAATATTCTAAAGATGAAGGCTACAACCGTAGAATTTTTAACGCAATATGGTAATATGAATAAATCAGAAGCAAAAAAAATAGAGAATATATTAAATCATCTGTCTAGCTGGGAAACAAATGCTGCTGATATAAAACCAATATCTGATAACTCTACTTATAATGCTATACAATTTATGAAAACTTATATGAAGAATATGGCGTCTATTTTTCCTGAACTTATTTTACAAAGTGTAGATAATGAGTCTATTCAGATCCCCAAACACTGGGATGTATCAGAAAGCCATAAGTTTGATATTATTAAACATGTCAGAAATTATTACGAAGGATTACGCCCATTTTACGAAGATAAAAAATTAACCTCAATTTTATTGGCTATCCCACAGGAATGTGATATTTTGTTAGAAATGGCATCTACGACACCATATTTTACGGATATCCATTACAAAGAAACTGAAACTACCTCTATTTTTGATAAGAGAACCAGCAGGTTATTATTCGAGTATTATACCTTTTCTATTTTTCAAACCTATATAGAGTTAACCGAACGTCAAGATATGATTTCGTTAGTAGGCGTTGGACTACCAGAACTTTCGAGTGAAACTGTTGAAGACGAGTCTCAAATTTTGATGCCTTCCTTGAATCCCAGTGTGTTACTTGGCAATAAAAAAGAGTTGAAAACAACCGTAGCCAAGTTATTGTTAGCTTATTTGTCTATTATGGAAGATCATAAATTAGTAGCCAATTTTAGTTATGACAAAGTGATGGATTATGTATTCCGATCCAAAGAACGTGAAAAGGATACCTTTACCGACCGACTTAAAAGTTTGACCGATGAAGAAAGAAATGTAGACACTATTATGAAAATTAACAAGTTGGGAGCATGGTCCAAGGGATTACAGAAGGGGCTTACGACTTATGTAAAAGACGCCTATGATGATGAGAGAGAAGAGATGGAGAAAATAGCACAAACAGAAAAAACAATGAGAAAACGAGGGGACTATGAAGATGTAGATATGGATGACTATTTAGAAGAACAGGCGGCCGATGAATATGCTGAAGGCGATGAATATGATATGTCTGGAATGGGAGAAGACTATATGGATGGTGATACTAGATATGGCGACGAGAGAGATCCTGATGATTACGAAGAATAGGATTCTATTGTATAAAAATAAAATATAATGATAAAATTGGTTTATAATTATATATATAATATATAAGTAATGTCATATCGTCCTTTTATTAGAACTCATCCCATTTTGGTAGCTATTGTTTTATTTTTAATCATCTTCATTATGATACAATTTGGAAAACCCGGATTTTTATACAAAGCCGATGGAAGTATTAGAGAGTTTGGTGTTGGATATAGAAATAAGACAATTTTACCTATTTGGTTGCTATCTATCATTTTAGGAATTCTATGTTATTTGTTTGTGCTTTTTTATTTAGCTAACCCGCAGATTTTTTAACCTACGTTGTTATTTTAGATTTTCATCAAAGTAGTTTTTTGATGGTGTTTCACACAAAACACCATTAGCCCAAATACCATATCGTATATCATCATTGCCATCATTTTCAAGAACAAAATTATATAGTGTATACATATTCGTATCATGTAAAGGAGTAAATAATGTTGAACTAGCTGAAAATAATAGTTTTTTGTCATCTATTGTTGGAATAACCCCTTTAAATAAAGAATGTTGTCGAACATAATTTTCTTGTGTTTCTGATAAAGTATCTACTAAAATACTATGGCATCCAGTTAAAATTAAATCATCAAGCATATATTTTGTTTTTTTCATTATATACATATTTTTGTTCCATGTAGTTGAATTATTTAGTGTTTTTTTATAATAAATATATGTAATTTTTCTATATCCATGTCGATAGGTTTTTACTAACATATTTGGCACCAAGTCCTCTACTTTTATTTGGACTTCTAATTCTGATTCTAGATCTAAACAGCAAATATAGGTTCCTTTATTAAAATAATACGCACCATTTGAAAATATCATTGGATAATTATTATTAATACCTAACATTAATATTTGTGACATGGGGTGGTCTACCATTATTATTTTATCTTTTTAAGGTATACTATCATTTAAATTTTTACAAATATTATTAAGGTAACATATTTATCTTCCAGTCCATACTTTTACAACTGGTACAAGTGTTTTTTTATATTTCCTCATATTCCTACAATGTTCTTCATAGGTATATCCCCATCTCATTATACGATTCTGAATTGAACCCAATAAAGATTTTGTTTTAATTAATAAAGGATATTCCATACAAAAAAGTATACCTAATATGCGTTCTAATCCACATCTGTCTGTTCTACATTGTACTACAGATAATAAGTTAAATAAATGATATTTATTTCTAAGATAGTCTAAAAATTTCCAGTTGATAAAACTCTGTCCACCAAAACATCCATGCCATGTAGTTGAATTTAGTGCTAATACAGAATTATTATTGCCACCTCTTAGTGCTTCTAATAAGTGTCGTTTATTATGTAATACATTTGCTAATCGAACTGTATTGTCAACATTTTCCGTGCGATTTTCTTCAAAGTGCCACAAAGGTAATACCAATATTTTATTGTGTTCTAGGTTTTCAAAAAAAATTCTATTTTCTATAAAGACACTATCATGTATAATAACAGCATTATCAAAAAAGTGTCTTTTATAAAAATAATAATAAGGTAATAGTTCACCCCTCTTTGGAAATTCCGATTGTATTACTTCTACATTTGTATAAGGAAAATCACTTTTTACAAATTCTTGGTTGCTATTATCATCAATAATAACAATTTTTCTAAATGGATATAATCTTCGAATACATCTTACACATTCATTCCAATATCTATTTGTTATATCAGAATTTACATGTCTAGTTAAAATAAACCCATAGGTCATATTATTATTTTATTATAGTTATAGTAAAATAATAGTATTTTTTGTTTTTTTATACGATAAATGAAGGAATTTCATCTATATTCATTAACTCTTCACTATTAACAGCCGCTTTTTGGCAGACATATTGCTTGAATACCTTTCTATTCAATTGTGCTTGGGGAGTATGTTTATGAGCGGTTCTTGCTATCATTTTATATAACTTAAATTCGGGATATCTCTCGTCTCCATTCGTTTTGTATAAAAGATTGAGTCCTTTGTCGTCCAAACACCATTCTACTACTAGTTTGACAACCTCATTACAATTTTTGAGGGTTTTTATATCTTCTAAATCTTCCACAACATAATCAAAAATAGAACATGCTAATCTACAAAGATCAAAACTAGGATTTGGTTCTAATCTAGGTTTTTTATCATTAAAGAAAGGCTCCGTATTATATTGAGTGGCAGCATCGCCTCCTTGTTGGAAGCTATCACTACAAAATAATTGTCCTTTACACTTGTAAATAGCTCTGCCAAAATCGATGAGTTTGAAAATGCGTCCAAAAGTTGGGACCTTATAATAGACTTTGTTATAACAGTAATACAAGTATTTTTTATCAGTTGTATTGTACATGACATTACATGAATGTAAATCATTATGTGTGAATGAAAATGCTTTTTGGTAGGTAATTAGAATCATAATAATTTGCATAAAAGCCGAGAACCATTCCTCTTCGAGTAAATCATTGTTATTCAAAATAAGTTCATCAAAGGTGGTCTCGCAATGTTCCATACAAATAACTTGTACTGGAAATTGTTTCAGAGTTGCGTTAACACATGGTTCCTGATAAGAACTTTCACTGCTGTTATATTCATCTTGAGAACCTTCATTGTCTGAACCTAATTCTTCATCTTCCGATTCTATTTGAGATTGGTCTTCTTGACTTTCTGTGTGAGAAGACCTGGAGGAACAACTAGAGGATGAGTTCGTATTGCTTTTAATAGTAGTTATAGTAGCATTGTGTTTGCTTTTTAATAAATTTACTTCTATAGACATTTCACTTAATTCATCCAAGGTAATACAATTCGTAGATTCTGTTTCAATAAAGAGGTCTTCGAATAAATCATTGTTAATGGGGTCAATAGACAAATTCTGGATTTCATCGGAATCTATTTTTATCAAAGGTTGTTGAGGTTTATAATTTTCTTCATAAAAAGAAGTGGGAAAATCTTCCACTAAGAACAATTTGTTTTTGTTTTTATTAAAAAACTCCGACTTACATAAATATTCTAAATCATCGGCTACATTCACTGTAAATGAATTCTGGATAGCTAAAAAGGAGCCATAATAATCTACACTATGAATAAATTTATGATTATGAATAAGTGTGCTAGATAAAAATGAAAAAAAACCGTCGACATACGCCGAGTTATTTGTATCTATTAATTTTGGATGGACGTCTGAAGAGGTAGAATTTTGTTTTGGCAACTGAAACAACTTTGGGTCTTCTACATTATATTTTCCCATTAAATATTTAAATGAATCTAATAAGGGTGCCATTTTGAAAAAAATGTCTTTTGTTTTAGGTTTTCCGTTGGATGTATTTTTTAAGACGGCTTTATATACATTCTTTTTATCTTCAGTGCGATGTTTTATTGAGGAGAGCGTCCATTTGTGTTGTAGATTGATAGAATTATAATTGGATTCATTTAAATCAAAGAAACGATTATAAATAGGGATGTAATTCTGTACGTTTGTGAGATTTGTTAGAGATTCCTCTTGTAAATTTACAAACAGTTCTTGGTTTTTTCGTTTATCATAGTTGATGAACTCCATTAGCTAAATAAAACAGAAAATCTTCCTAAATCAAACTTATTGATTTTATTCACTGTTTGGTAGAAATATAAAGTAAACAAATATAAAAGTATATTTGTGTATTATACTAGTCTATGGAAGAACTATTGAAAAAAATAAAGGAATTAGAGGAAAAAGTGGTTTTATTGGAAACTGAATTGGTGGAAACAAAGGACCATTTGAAGAAATATACGGCGCCTACTAGAGGAAAGAAATATTATGAAAAAAATAAAGAGAAATTATTAGAAAATATGAAAGCAAATCCGCCTTCTCCTGAACAAATAAAAGAAAAAAACAAGAGGGCTTACTTGAAACGAAAAGAAAAACTGAAATTGGAAATGGAAAAAATTGAAGAATAATATATAATACGAATTATATATTAAAAAGTTTTCTTTAGGAATAGTAGAAGAATGACTATTTGTGGAAAAGAGGGATGTAAGAAAAAAGCAACTTTTAATATACCTGGTGAACGAGCTAAATTTTGCGTACAACATAAAACATTATATATGATAGATGTGTTTAACAAAAAATGTTTATGTGGAAAAGCCCAACCTAGATGGAATTTACCAGGATTACCAGCTATGTATTGCGGGCAGTGTAAGAATAGCGAAATGATAGAACCAAATAGAAAATTATGTAAATGTGAAAAACGGGTTAGACCATGTTTCAATTTTGAGGGTTTGAAGGCTGAATTTTGTAATTCGTGTAAAAGTGAGGGGATGGTAAATGTATTGGATAAAAAATGTTTTTGTGGAAAACAAACATCTCCTCAGTTTAATTACGAAGGATTGTCTGGTAAATATTGCGGGACCTGTAAATTAGATGGAATGATAAATGTAAAAAGTATAAAATGTAAATGTGGAAAACAACCTAGTTTTAATTATCAAGGACTAAGAGCTGCGTTTTGTTCCAAGTGTAAAGAAATTGACATGATAGATGTTTGTCATGAAAAATGTGTTTGTGGAAAATCACAAGCAAATTTTAATTATGAAGGATTACCCGGAAAATATTGTTCTTTGTGTCGTCTTGATGGTATGATTAATACACATCATAAAAACTGTATCATATGTAATACAGTACAACCAATATATAATTATGAAGGATTACAAGCAAAATATTGTGTTTCGTGTAAATTGCCAGATATGATAGATGTTCGTCATGATAAATGTAAAACTTTATATTGTGGAATTCGAGTCCAAGAAAAATACGATGGATATTGTATGCGTTGTTATATGTACTTATTTCCAGATAAACCTATAGCTAAAAATTATAAAACAAAAGAGGTTTCAGTAGCTGAATATATTTTGAAGAAATTTCCAAATGTAACTTGGACCACTGATAAGCAAATTAATGATGGTTGTTCTAAACGTCGCCCTGATTTATTATTAGATTTAGGATATCAAGTGATTATTGTTGAAATTGATGAAAATCAACATAAAAAATATGATTGTTCTTGCGATAATAAACGAGTAATGGAATTATCGCAAGACTTAGGACATCGTCCAGTTATTTTCATACGATTTAACCCAGATGATTATTATGATACAGATGGAAAGAAGGTAAAGTCTTGTTGGGGTATAACAAAAGATATGGGGTTGATAAAGATTGTTAAGAAAAAAGAATGGCTAGAACGTTTAGAGTGTTTGAAAAACCAAATTGCCTATTGGAATAATCCCGTTAATAAAACTGACAAAACAGTTGAAATTATTCAGCTATACTATGATGAATGTATTGCGTAAACATATATTGAATAAAAAGCTATTTAAATAATATATAAGTAATTTAAAATGTCAAGTCTGGAATTAAAAAGATTTGACATGAAAACTATTAGCTTTAAGCCTAATGAATCAAATGGTCCAGTTGTAGTACTTATAGGCAAGAGAAATACAGGAAAATCGTTTCTTGTACGAGACCTTTTATACTACCATCAGGATATTCCAATTGGAGTTGTTGTTGCGGGAACAGAGGAGGGAAACGGCTTCTACGGCAAATTGGTACCAAAATTATTTGTTCATAATGAATACAACTCTGCTATTGTAGAGAACATTTTAAAACGACAAAAATCTGTATTGAAACAAATTAAGAAAGAAATGGAGACCTATAAAAGAAGCACCATTGATCCAAGAGCCTTTGTCATTTTAGATGACTGTCTTTATGACGGTACATGGACACGAGATAAAATGATGCGTCTTCTTTTTATGAACGGCAGACATTGGAAGATCATGTTAATCATAACAATGCAATATCCGTTAGGAATCCCACCGATGCTTCGCACCAATATTGATTATGTGTTTATTTTGAGAGAACCTTATATCGCCAATAGAAAACGTATTTATGAGAATTATGCTGGCATGTTTCCCACATTTGAATCTTTTTGCCAAGTCATGGACCAGTGTACCGAGAATTATGAATGCTTGGTAATTAACAACGGGGCAAAATCAAATCGTATAACAGACCAGGTTTTCTGGTACAAAGCCGACTCACACAATGATTTCAAATTGGGAAGCAAAGAATTCTGGGAACTCAGCAAAGATATCAATTCGGATGAAGAAGACGAGAAATATGATCCAAATAATATTAAGAAACGAGGTCAGGGACCCAAGATTAATGTGAAAAAGACGAAATGGTAGAAAATATAGTGTTATTTATTTATAAAACCAAATAATATATTCATTTATAATAAAATAAATATGTTATCAAGAAAAAAGGTTGGGGTTCAAGAGAAAAAAAAAGAACAAGATGTATGTCATCCAAATAAATCAGCAAACTTTAGAAGTCTAAACAAATTTAATAAATTTTGGGCATATATTGATTCATTAAATAAAAATGGGTTACATGATTGTCAAGAAAATGAACATCCAAAGTATATACCAGAGTTAGATACATATTGTTGTTCTTCAGATGTAGTTACTAACCAAGAAAGATTGGACCATGTAGAATCTTTGTTAACTATGATACATGATGAGTTTAGTGATTATATGTTAGAAAATTCGCTTACTACACAAATAACACATTTAATACAATATCGCAATGAATTATTATCATTAAATAGAAGTTTTATTATGAAAGGATGTTGTTGGGGATTTGGGTCAAAAAAGGTTAGTACACCTGATAGACTTGTTTCAATGCTAACATTTAATGTAAAGAACTGGTTTGCTTCATTAGAAGCAACATTCTTATCAGAAAATCCACATCTACCTAAATCAGTGGTATCTGATTTAGAAGTACAGCATCTATATAAAACATTAAACGAAGAAGACAGATCTTCTATTGCTCTTTCAAAACAAAATGGAAAAGCTAATGAAGATATGGCTAGTGGAGAAAGTGCTAGAAATATGATTAAAAGAAGATTGTCCGAGACATTGAATGACAATTCCCATATACAACATCGAAACCAGATTAAAAGAGATATTGCCAGTATTATAGAAAGAGAATTAGACCAATTAGAAGAAGCAACTGAAGAAGAAATGAAAAAAATAGTAGAAAGATATTATCTTCACCATATAAATGCTGAACTTTCATTAGAAAAAGAACGGTTTGCTAAACAAGTAGAACCATTAGAAGAAAAAGAAGCGGACCCCTTAGTAGAAGTAGAACCTGCCCCTTCATTACCAAGAATTCGTGAACGAGTAACAAATTTTTTTCACAATGTTTATTCTGCCTTATCTTCTTATTCGGAAGAAATTGGTGAAAGATTTATAACATTAATTGATAATACTATAGGAGAATGGGAGGGAGGCTCTATGAAACTATATAAAAAAGAGAAAAAAAGGAAAAAGGCTAGTAAAAATAAAAAAACAAAAAAACGATTCATAAAAGTAAAAAGAGTTACGAGGAAAAAACATAATTACCATAAAAGAAAATAAATAATATCCATATAATATAATTAGCTATCAATGAATAACAAAACAACAGGATTAGTGCTTTTATTGTCTATCTTGGTTTTAGGACTATTCGTTCATATGCTTTGGAAGCCGATGAGTTATTTAGAAGGCATTACCAATCCTTCTGGGAATAAATATGATGGCATGTATGATTCAGCAATTGGAATGTTAACGACACAATCAGCATCTTATTCTAAACAAATCGCAGCAACACCCGGAATGGCTGATACTATAAATAAAACATTAGGTTCTGAATTAACCCAAATAATAGGATCCAAAGGATATCAGTCTTTATCCACATCGAATGAAAACTTGACTCCTTTAATGGATTTGATGAAAAATCTTAGCCCCGAGAATGCTTCTATGATTTCTCAAATAGTAACAACCCTTATCCAATTCTTAACTGATTTGAAAGCACAGATTCTAACCATAAATAGTGATATTGGAGGTACCGGGGGTGCGTCAAGTTCTGCCTCTAACTCCAATGTATTTAGCAAAACGCCATTAGTCGTTTCATAAAAAAATAATCTTAGTATAATGTATAATATGGCAGATATTAATGAGGTTACAAATAGACCCTGTGAAAATGATAGAATAACCTGTCGTACGAATGAAAACTGTGCTGATAAAGATACAATGAAGGAATTTATGGATTGTATGAATGGCTGCGAAGAAAAGCACCCATGTGGAGGGGGTGCAGGCAAAAAAACGCGCAAAAAACATAAGAAACGCGGAGGACGCTCAAGCCATAAATCTAAGAAATATCGAAAAAACAAAAAATCAAAAAGATCTAGAAAATCCAAAAAATAGACTTATGAATTATTAAAAAATAATATTTGTATAGAATATAAATTATGAGTACACACCCTTTACCAGCTTTTATGCGCGTTGGTCTAGATATGCCACCATCAACTATTTATAAAACACCAGAATCTTTAGATAACTGGAAAAAAGAGCAAAAAGACTTAGAGGAGGCCGATAAAAAAGAAAGACAAAAAATGATAGAAAAATCATATTTACAAATTCCAGGTACACGTCGTGCTATAAGATTAACAGGTAGTCCACTGACTGGTTTAGCTGGTGGAAAAAAATCTAGGAAATCCAAGAAATCGAAGAAATCGAAGAAATCCAAGAAATCGAAGAAATCCAAGAAATCCAAGAAATCTAGGAAATCGAAGAGAACGAGTCGTTCAAAAAAATAATATAGAAGAATATATTTATAAAATATATTATTCTTTTAATTAGTAAATACAACAATGCGACTGTTAATAGGACTACGACAAATATGACACGAATTCATTGTCGGATTCGTGCCACATTGAGAACAACAAGCCAAGTGACGACACGGCATAAACAATAGATTGGGTTCTCTATCGGTACAGATGGGGCAAACACGTTGTACGACGGAAGCGGGAGCATCGGGCACTACTACAGTATTTTCCAATTCTTCAATCAATTGCTCGACAGTTCTTGGAACGCGAACATAAAAGAAGACCTGTAATGTAGGACCAAACAAATCTTTCAACTTTTTATTGGCATTATCATCGGTTTCTATAGACAAAGCAGGACCTTCTTCTTCTCTCATAAGAGGGTCGTTATTTCTAGCAAATGGGTAACACCCTGATTGTGAAGATGGAACCAAATCCACATTTTCTAATCCCATGTCTTGTCGACACTTGACTTCCATAAAATTGACTAAATCACGAACCGTCCAATCAGGACATAAATTATACTCTTGTCTGAATTCCGAGTAAGCTACTTTAAAGGTCACCGGAAAACGATTGATACTTGGCAATAAGTTCTGAGGAATGCTGGGCATGTTTGTTTCTTTGATAGTTTGAGCCAGAGTTTTTATATTGTTGATTCAATTTTTATTTTATTTGAATAGCTTCCATGGAATTCATTTTTTCAATCAAAGGTTGGTAAATACCTTCTAGGATAACTCTGTCTTCTTGTAAAATTGTTTTCTCACTTTCTTGTTTTACAGGATACAATTCTGGTAAATAAGGCGGTATTTTCATGAGTCGATTAAACTCACGAAGATTGTCAAAGAAGGTTTCATATTTTACACAATAGATGGGATAAGTGCGTCCATTTTTATTGGTTACATAATTATCAAAAAATTCTTCTAATTCAAACACATCTTTTTTCTCTCTTACACAATCTTTTAAGGTCTTATTATTATCCGATGTTTGTATATTCGTTAGATGATTGTATGTATCCTTGGCTAACCTACTATAAATGACATCGATTGGATTCCTGTAGATAAAAATAACCGTGTATTTATACATGTCATTCGCTGGAATGTCAATATCCGAAAACCATTCGGCATATGTTTTCCCATCATCATATCCTGTATTCGTTAGATTGGGTGGAGGAACTCTGCTGTGGATATGGTAGACATCGCCAAAATGTCCTAAATAGTGGCAGAGCATTTGGGAGCCACAACCACCAAAACTACACACGTAAAAGCGTTTGTCTTTGTCATAAAATTTGCGATCTTTTTTGTAACGGTAAAAACGGAACATCTATGGAGTAGCTAAAGATTTTAATGTTTAACAATTTACACGATATATGTGATTAGAGAATGTGGAGTTGTAACATGAATTGTATTTTTATGATATTCATAAACTTTTTCTCTCAGCAAAAGATAGTATTGGTATCTTTCCGGTGACAATTCTGCTGGATACAGTTTACAATTTCCTGTGGCAATCGTTTCTACCAATTTTTTATTGATTATACAAGCAGGATTACTTTGTATAAGTGTATTATAAATTTTGATAGTTTTCCACCCTTCAAGAACTTTCTCAAAAATAAAAAGGACCTCTTCTCCTGCTATTTTTCGTTTTTCTGTTCGTTTTTTTTCTCTTCGTTCTTGTTTTTTGATAATATGTTCTTTTTCTTGGGGATTCATTTTATATTCTATTATTGAAAATTATTTTAACTGGTTTTCTGAATATTTTGTTCTAAGAAAACAATAATATTGATATCTATCTTCAGAAAGCTCTTTTTGGTAAATGATAGATTTATCACTAGTTAAAGAACGTTTAATATTTTTAATAATATCAATAGTTAATGTATTTTCAATATTATACATATATCGTTGCTTAGTAAGATAGACTAATATTTCCTTAGGAGACAATCCATTTATACATTTTTCTATTACCTGTATAATTTCTTCTACTTTAATTTTTCTTTTTGAAATATTAATATCTTCTTGTGACATAGATACCTTGCTAGCTTTTTCTTCTGTTCTACAAACAAGTATTCCGTTTTTTATTCTAGTAACTGTGTGCCTTGGTAGTTTTAACAAATCTTGTATTTCACTGTTTTTATTACCTTTTTGAATCATTTCTCTTACTTTAAGAATGATTTCATCAGAAACACCTTGTTTTGCCTCTCTAATACCAATTGACATTTTCTTTTTTATTTCTTCTGAAAACGTTTTTCCATAATTGTGATTTCCTTCACCCGTCATTTTTATAGATTTTTCTTTATACACTTCTTTGATGAGAAGTTCCTTACATATCTTTTCTTTTAATTCTCTTAGTCTAATGGTTTCATTGAATCCTTCTTTTCCTTTATCGTTTTGATTCAGTTTATTAAATACCTCAATTTCATGTTTTTCTTTATTACAAATAGCATACATTTGTTCTTTTACAGATATATCGGTTGTTGTCAAGAATGTTTCAAATGCTTCGGCTTGATTATATTTGACAATTAAATGATATTTTACAAGTTGAATAAATTTTAAACAATCTTCTTTTTTATAGATAATAAATTCATATTGGGATATTTTTCCAAACCGCAAGAATTTAATAATTTCATCTAATATTTCTGGATGATTTTTTTGTGCTATAGATATATAAAAACTACTAACTATTGTTTTATTTATATAAAAACAACCCTCCGCATCAAATAAACCAGAAATATATTCAATATTTAATTTACATAATTGATTAAAATCTAATTTACACTTTTCATTATTTGTTGAACATATAGAATAAAGTTTTTCTTTTTCCTGTAATTTA